GCACAAGAGTTTGTTAATAAATACCCTGTAAGACGAGATCACAAAGATAAAATACTAGAATATAAACCTATTACTATAAGTGAAAACTTAGAGCAAGATATAGAAAATTTAAGATACATGATACCTCAATGTGGGCTATGTAATAATGTGTTAAAAACAAGGAATAGATTAGATTCTATAGCAAAAAAGGAAAAGATTTTTGTTCCAGCAGCACATACATAATTGGATAGAAACATTTTTGAGTGTGCCGTCTGAAACGTTTAATAACTTGCCTCCTTGCCCATTTGCAAAACAAGCAATGATAGAAAATAAAATACAATGTGCAGAATTAAAACCTATAGAGCATATAAGTATGCATGACTATTTTATTGCAGAACTTGAAAATTTTTCATATCATTGGCCCAAAGGTAAAGAAGTTGTAATTATAGGATGCAATCCAGAATATATAACTTCAGAAGAATTATCAATGGCAGTTGAAACTTCAACTACAAGATTTTTAAGTCAAAGAGGGTATATAGCACTTGAAGATCATCCAGACGAAGAAGAGAAAGTAAAAGATGTAGTATTGAATAACAAACAATATGCTGTTATCTTTTTACAGGATGCAAATAAGTTAAATACTGCTAGAAGGGCTTTGCATAGTCAAAATTATTATGTTAATTGGGATGAAGAATACTATGCTGACGTATTGGATATATGACGACTAGGATAGATTTACAAAAAACAAACTACAAAACAATTCCTTTCAAATTGCTTAACAGCGAACATTTTTTACAGTGCGAGCAGATATACAAAGATTATATTATATACAAAAATTTTGATGAAATATATCCAATCTTTAGAGAAGATTGGGATAAAGGAACTATCTTTGGATATTATGACGATGACGAATTGGTAGCATGGAGTGCGTATTATGAATATCCAAGTAAAAAAACTGCACATGCTGATCAATTTGCATGGAACTACAAAAACCCAAAACTTAAACTTGGCTACAAATCATTAAGGAACGAGCTTGCTTATTTTAAATCAAAAGGTTTTGATTACTTGATATTAGGTGATATATATTCCTATAAGGTAGAACTAAAAGGTTTCGAAACAATAAAAATCAACTCACCAGGAGCATTTGAGACTTGACATTTGGACCTGATCCTATTATTATATAACAAATAACCAAGGAGTATTGTATGAGCGATCGTGTGTATGGCCAAGAAGAAAAGGCCAAACTAGAACGCCTAGTGAAAGAAGGCGTTACTGTATTACAGGAAATTGAAGATTTACAAGGTGGATTAAAAGAAACTATCAAAGCCGTATCAGAAGAACTAAATGTTAAATCATCGCTAATTAATAAAGCAATTAAAATTGCAAAGAATAGAGATTGGCACAACGTTGCAGATGCACATGAAGATCTTGAAACATTAGTTGCTACACTCGGTTATGATAAGGATGCTTAATGCCATACGTTGACGCTTTTTTTGATAGAGATGCAGATATTATACGTGCTGTAGAGCGTCGAGATGGTAAACGCCATTATCAAGAATATCAAGCAAAATATACATTTTACTATGAGGATAGTAAAGGCAAATACAAAAGCATTTATGATGATCCTCTAGTAAGAGTTGTTTGTAAAAATACCAAAGACTTCCGCAAAGAACTTGCTATCAACAAAGGCAAGAAAATGTTTGAGTCTGACGTAAATCCAATATTCCAATGTTTAAGTGAACATTATCTCAATCAAGACGCTCCAAAACTTAACGTTGCGTTTTTCGATATTGAGACAGATTTTGATCCAGAGCGTGGCTTCGCCGATCCTAGTGATCCATTTATGCCAATTACTGCTATCACTGTGCATTTGCAATGGTTAGATGCACTTGTGACATTTGCATTACCTCCAAAGACACTAACATTTGAAGAAGCACAAGCAGAAGTTGCAGAATTTGATAATACATATTTGTATAAAAACGAAGGAGACATGCTTGAAGCATTTCTTGATATAATCGAAGATGCAGATATTTTGTCAGGTTGGAACAGCGAAGGTTATGATATTCCATACACTGTAAATCGTGTTTCACGAGTGTTAAGCAAGGATGACACAAGACGTTTTTGTTTGTGGCGTCAATTGCCCAAGCGTAGAGAGTTTGAGAAGTTTGGTAAAACTGCTGAAACGTTTGACACTATTGGTCGTGTGCATATGGACTATCTTGAACTGTATCGTAAGTATACATATGAAGAACGCCATACATATAGACTAGATGCTATTGGCGAAATGGAAGTTGGTGAAAACAAAACTGTGTATGAAGGCACACTGGATCAGCTTTACAACAACGACTTCAAGAAGTTTATTGAATACAACAGACAAGACGTTGCACTGCTTGACAAGATTGATAAGAAACTGAGATTTATTGATCTAGCAAACGAAATTGCGCATGACAACACTGTGCTACTGCAAACAACAATGGGTGCGGTCGCTGTGACAGAACAAGCTATTATCAACGAAACACACAATCGTGGCATGGTTGCTCCAAACAGAAAAGAACATGAAGGCGGCACAGCAGCAGCAGGTGCGTATGTTGCTTATCCTAAAAAAGGCATACATCAGTGGATTGGTTCAATGGACTTGAACAGTCTGTATCCAAGTGTTATTAGAGCTATGAACATGGCGCCAGAAACTATTATTGGACAGATACGTCCAGATCTAACTGATGAAATGTTGCATAACGCACAAACACTAGAAAAGAAGAGTTTTGCGGCTGCTTGGGAAGGTAAGTTTGGAACATTAGAATATGAAGCAGTTATGGAACAGCGTAAAGATGTTTCACTTACACTTGACTTAGAAGATGGCACTAGTCATGTGCTAAGTGGTGCTGAAATATACAAACTGATTTTTGACAGTCAACAACCTTGGATGCTCAGTGCTAATGGCACTGTATTTACATATGAAAAAGAAGGTGTTGTTCCAGGTTTGCTAAAACGTTGGTATGCTGAACGTAAAGAACTACAAGCAAAAATGCGCAAGGCTATTGCAGCAGGCAACGAAACAGAAATAGCGTTTTGGGATAAAAGACAACTTGTTAAAAAGATTAACTTAAACAGTTTGTATGGTGCTATCTTGAATCCAGGCTGTAGATTCTTTGATAAACGCATTGGACAGTCAACCACACTTACTGGTAGACAGATTGCAAAACACATGGCTAGTGAAGTGAATAAAATTATCACAGGTGAATATGATCATGTAGGAAAAGCAATTATATATGGTGATACAGACTCTGTGTATTTCAGTGCATTTCCAGTATTGCAAGAAGAAATCAAAGAAGGTGCTGTTCCTTGGGGTAAAGACAATGTGATTACGCTGTATGATCAAATTTGTGAACAAGCAAATACAACATTTGCTGCATTTATGGCACAAGCATTTCATTGTCCAAAGACACGTTCTGAGGTAATTGCAGCAGGTCGAGAAGTTGTTGCAGACACAGGTTTGTTTATTACTAAAAAACGTTATGCAGTGCGTGTGTATGACTTGGAAGGTAACAGAACGGATAAAGACGGCAAGTTGGGTAAAGTTAAAGCTATGGGTTTGGACTTGAAACGTTCGGATACTCCAGTGTTTATGCAAGACTATTTGAAAAGTTTGTTGGACATGGTTCTTGATCTAAAAGACGAGAAAGAATTGCTGGAATCTATTACTGAATTTAGGCGTGAATTTAAAGAACGCCCGGGCTTTGAAAAAGGTTCGCCTAAACGTGCAAACAAGATTGGACACTATCAGCGTCTTGAAGAAAAGCAAGGCAAAGCAAACATGCCAGGACACGTAAGAGCAAGTATCAACTGGAACACACTCAAGCGTATGAATGGCGACAAGTATTCACAAGAGATTGTAGATGGTATGAAAGTTATTGTGTGCAAGCTCAAGCAGAATCCGCTGGGTTATACTAGTGTTGCATATCCAACAGATGAATTGCGTTTGCCAGATTGGTTCAAAGAGTTGCCATTTGACGGTGATGCTATGGAAGAAGTGATTATCGACAACAAACTAGATAACTTGATCGGTGTGTTGAAATATGACTTAGAAAGCACAAAGCAAAATACAACATTTAACAACTTGTTTGAGTGGGACTAATGAAAGTAGCAATAACTGGACATACAAATGGCATTGGTAAAGCATTGTTTACAACTGTAGGAAACGCAGTTGGTTTCAGTAAAAGCACAAATTGGGATATAAATGATCCTGTAAACCGCACAGATATAATTAAAAGCATTGAAGACTGTGATGTTTTTATTAACAATGCTTTTGACGGATATGCCCAATGTAATATGTTATTTGAAGTTTGGAAAGCATGGCAACACACAGACAAGTTAATTGTTAATATTGGTAGCGATGTTACAAAATACAGTATGTCACCAAAAAGACTAGAAATACTGGATTACTACAATTATAAAATCGCTCTAAAAGAACTACACGAAAGGTTGCAAAATCTAAATACAAGTGTTAATATGAAATATATTAGTTTTGGTTATGTTGCTACAGATAAAACAGTTGAAATGGGAATACCCGATCGTATGTGTATATCTGTAGAAAATGCAGTAGAACAAATAATGGAGTGTATAAATGAAAGTAGGATTTACATGTAGCACATTTGATTTGCTACATGCAGGACACATACAGATGTTACGTGAAGCAAAAGAACAATGTGATTACTTGCTAGTAGGATTACAAATTGATCCTAGTATTGATAGACCTGAAAAGAATTCGCCAATACAAAGTATTGTAGAACGTTACACCCAACTAAATGCAGTAGAGTATGTAGACGAAATAGTTCCATATGCTACCGAAACAGACCTAAATGATATCTTGACAATGTATCATATAGATGTTAGAGTGTTAGGAGAAGAATATCGTGAAAAGGATTTTACGGGCAAGGATATTTGCAAGAAGCGGGGTATCCAGCTATATTTCAACAAAAGAGATCACCGCTTCTCAAGCAGCGATTTAAGAAAACGAGTATGCGAAAGGGAAACAAATGCCACTACCTGAAGGACGTAGAGCACTAACTGATCAAGATATGGTAATCTTGCTACACAATATGGCAAGAACACTAGAACAAC